TCTGAACGTCAGTAAGGTGCTTGCGCGCTGTAATGAGCAGTGTTCTTGCTACGGCTATTGGTATGACGGGTGAAATGCCAACCTGCTTCCTACATTCAGACCGAAAAAACTCAATAAGAGGGTCTTTTGTAGTTTTGGCGCGGGTTTCATACACATCTCCATTGTCGTCTAGTCGTTGATAAGAAACGTCATCAGAATCGTTTTGCGAATGCAAAACAATTTTATCTCGTTTACTTATCTCTATCTGTTCACCTGTGGATGTATCGCGATTAACCTGTGGGTTAGACGGTTTAACCGGTGGGTTAATCGCGTAGACAACCAGAGGTATTATTTCTTTCCTGTTTCGCTTCGATTCGTCTATATACATGCAGTGTATAAATCCAAGCTCGGACAGCTTACTCACGGCGTTTGCGACACTTGCTGGGGAACTTTTATACGGAAGTGATTTGCTTATCCTCTCGTTCGATGCCCAACAGTGACCTTCCTTCATCTTTGCAAACCAATAAATAATTGCGTAGACAAACGCTTCGTGTGGATCGCACTTTTCTGCTACCAAGTACGGTATCTGGTAGTAATCGGGTTTGAAGTCATCCATACTATATCTTTATGAGTCTCTTAAAATCGGAACCGTGACTTGTTTCACTGCTTGTCAGACTAAAACAAATGTCTTCAAGATTATTTCCCTCGTCATAAAACCACTCATTGTGGTGGTGATATCTCGAAAGCAGCACATGAGTAGCCCACTCCGCGCGTTCATAGCTGTTTTTTACACGAAACCCAAAAATGTACTCAACTCCATGTGGGTTGTTTGTAATGTAAGACTTAATCCTTTTTCTCGGTACGCTTTTTGATCTACCAATCTTATAAAAACTCTCACAGCAATTACAACGAACCACATACACATACCCAGCTCTACCAGACCTTTTCGGTAGCTTCATACCCGTTGGGCTTTTCTCTATTTCCATACCAATTTTTTTATCTGATAAAACGCTTACAAGGGGGGCGAGATAAGGGCATTGGTGCCTGTCGCGTTGCGACGCGCCCCCCGTGTAAATGTTCTACCTCAAACATTGTACCACAGTGTTTTTTACTGTTATCAACAGGGTGTGGATAACCCAAAAACACCCCCTGAGGGGTGCTGATGGATACCTATAAGGCCGTATTAAAAAGGTATATTCTCCGGGTCTATGCCGTCAGGATTGTATGGTTCCTTCTCCGTACTGACCTGCGGTTCAGTAGTTTTCGGCTTCCAGTCATTCAAGTCGAGGTAGAGTTTGCCACTCTCCTTACCCTTCTTAATGTCGAAGTTCACCCAACCGCGCTCATTCACTTTTGACTGAACGTAAGGAACAAACTCCTCAACGTTAATACTGATCCTACCCCTAATGAACTCCGGGGCACCTGCCTTTGGTAAATCAAACCTAATACCCTTCGGGAACTCTTTTTCTGCCATATAATGTTAGTTATATCTTATTTTTAATTGATCCTGTACCACTCCCCTTGTTGGACAAGTGGTTTGCATAGTCGTAAAGACGATGACAACTTGTACACATGCTCATGTAATCTTCCAACACCCTTCTGTACTTATGGTCTTTATTTGCCCACTCAAAACGCTTAGGGTGTTTTATGGTTTGGCGACTTGAGTTTTTCCTTGGGTACTTACACTCAACATTACTGCAGTGTGTAGCCCTACCTAAATGCTTCCTAACCCAATCGTGTATGCCACGGTAACCAACACTATCACCTACCCAAAGATAACTATTTTCTCCTGAAAGTTTTTCGCTTATCTTCTTTCTGTGCTCTGGTGTAAGTGGCTTACGTTTCATACTAGAAAGGCAATTCGTCTACGTCACCATTTCTACCAACTTTTTTCATCTCATCTGCCGACGCAATACCGTCTATAAGACCAATATTGGCAAACCCAAGTGCTCGACCAACTGCACTCGTCTCAGCTACTTCAAGCGCCACGCCACCCATCATTCCCTTCCCATACTCTGCTTGTGAGTGTCCGGTGAACGTCTGCACAAAACCCTTGCCGTCTGCTGTGTGACCTCCAATCGCTATTGTTGCCTTTACAGAAACACGCTCACCAAACTCTACAACCTCGGTGATGACTGAAACGTATGGATGCAACTTATGTAACTCCTTAACACGCTCCACTACCGGGACGTATTCTTTCCCCTTAATGTTAATTGTGCGCATACTGTTTCTTCATAGCTTCTAATCCCTCTAATGCCTCCTGACACGCCTTCTTGCAGTCCTCAATGGCCTTACCCTGGTCAATAAGAGCTGTCTGTAGGCTGTCCACCGCAGCACTCAACGCAACCTGCGCGTCATGCTCAGCAATCATGTGCCGGTACTTGTCCAGGTAGTTTCCAATGTGTTCCATATTAGTAATCTAATTCTGCTTCTAATTTCAGCATGAGGTATTCGACCCTCTTGCGAGTATCAACCTCATTTGTTCTATCCCGAATCACACGGAGGTCTTCCAGCCACCTGTCCAACTTACGAACGATAGAGTGTCTGGTGTTGTCCCAATACTCCATCGCCTCCTCGCCATCCTTAATTGTGTCTAGTATTTTTTCCATATCTTTTTGAATCCTTCCCTATAAATTGGCTCCTCCCTATACTCCGTACCACGCTCTCGAACATTCAAAGTCTGTTCCTTGGTACTGGTACTGCTCTGCATAATCCTCTCGACGCTCTGTTTCTTGCGCCTCTCGTTCTCTAGCTTGATCGCTAGTGTCCTCACTTCCCGGCTTATCTCGTACATCATATGGTTCATTCATAATGGGTAATTAGCTCGTATAAACAAACACTACCACCCAAATGGATGGTAGTGCAAACCAGTTATCCACAGCTCTATATCTCCTCACCGCCAGACCAAAAGTGAATCAAAGCAAGAGCTATGCCGAACCCGATAACGATGCCATACAATATCATGTCCATACTTAGTTGTTTAGTGCTAGTAATTTCTTATACGTACTCCAAGGTGTAAAACCACTATCCTTCCACAGCATGAAAGCCACCTTAACATTGGTCGCCGGGTCGTACAACTCCTCCCGATCAACACCGTGCAGGCAACCAATCTGCATAATTCCGAACGAACCATTGCATCCTTCGTGCGAGTCCTTCCAATTACTTGCAGTAGCCACACCGCCACTCTCCAACTGACATATAGCAAGTGCAGTTTCTATAGGCCAATCATATTGTTCAAACAGTGTACGATACTGCTCACAGCCCCTACCGCCCTTCGTTAAGGTCGGTGTAACAGGGATAGGGGCTAGATTTTTGACAACTCGGAAACTAAATCCTGCGTCACCTTATCTTTAGCGTACTCATACGCTTCAGGTGTGGCGAGCCATTCTTCAGCTCGCACCTTAATCACCTCGTCAATGTTCGCCGGCTCCTCGTTAACGTATACGACTGGTTCAGCTTGCTTCGTAAGCAAGAAGGTCGCACCAATAATAGAAGCGAGAACTATGACGTAAGCGATTATTTTTATTATTTTTGATTTCATAGATTGTTGTGGTTGTTAATGCCTCCCACAATCAGTCTATTATACATTACCAGCCCACTCAACAGAGTTTTCCACACCTAGGCAAAAAGGCTTGGTGTAGGGCTATATTCTTCGACAATCCTCCGAGCTGTATTCTCTGCGCGTATATCGCACATCAAACAGTAGTTGCCGTACAACTTAAAACGAAACTCGCTTTGATCTGGTATTAACGTGCTGCAGTCAACACAAACCCCCACAGTCTTGTAGGGGTGTGCTGCACAATACCAACATCGAACGTCCTGGCCTTCCTTCAGGACCACACTACAATCACGACAGCGCGTTACTGAGTAGAGCCAACTAGGTATCCGCATACAAGGGAAAGAACCATTAACCACGCGACCCAACCGAATAAACCGTCACATTTAGTTTCGGAAGATTCCATACGATAGGTCATCGCGGCGAAGTTGACCCCACACCATCCACACGAAGCCAACGGCTGTTAATACTGCTTGTACGAAACCGGCGATACTTTCCTCACCAACTTCGACACCAAGCCCGGCAAGCAACCACGAAAGGAGAAGTGTCACCATTCCCGTTGCTGTCATTGAAACATTTGCAAACATAGGGCTATACATTATTGCTAATGATAAAAGTATAGCACCTACACAAGAACACGCATTGTCAAACCTGTGGATAAGTCAAACCCGCCAGTATACCAGTGTGATACTATAAAGCAAGTATTTACAAATTAGCCCCACGATGTGAAAACACTGATATACGATTTGGAAGTGTCGCCCATCCTTGGTTGGAACTATGAGAAGTATGAGTCCAACATGGTCGCGATGGAGCACGACTACTTCCTCCTCTCCTTTGCATACAAATGGCTCGGAGAAAAACAGGTCCATGTCCATGCGCTCCCGGACTATAAGACATACAAAAAGGACAGGTATGACGATAAGGAACTTGCCCAAGATTTGCATAAGGTACTTTCGGAAGCACAGATTGTTATTGGTCACAATATGGCTCGTTTCGATGAGCGTAAAAGCAATGCTCGTATGGTCCTTAATGGCCTAGAGTGTCCTAATCCCCATCAGGTCATAGACACCTTAAAGGTCGCCCGACAGAAGTTCGCCTTCACGTCCAATAAGCTCGCAGACCTCGCCGACTACCTAGGCATCCCACAGAAGAAGATGCACGTTGGGGCTGAACAGTGGATCAAAGCAATCCACGGAGACATGAAAACGTGGGAACACATCAAGCGGTACAACAAGCGCGACATAGAAGTTACTGAACAGGTGTACAGTAAATTGCGTAGCTACATGAGCAACCACCCTAATATGAACGTGGACTCCGGTGACGCATTTGCTTGCCCGACCTGTGGACACGATGAGTTGATACGCCGAGGCCCACGCAACACTAAATCAGGGTATAAACAAAGCTACCAGTGTAAGAAATGCGCATCCTACTGCACCACCCGCACATCAGAGATAACTACTGAACTTGTACCGTAAGGTCTACTGACATGGAACCAGACCAGATGCAGAAACAGATACTCGAAGATACGGTCCGCGAAGGCCTATCGAAGATGAGCCCACTTGGCGCATGGGCACTCGAAGGCAAGCTCATACAGATGCAACGCGACTCATACAACGAGGGTATAGATATACAGATAAAGGTGTTGCGCGACTGGATACAACTACGCCGCGAGGACATGTATAAATACAGAATACACAGCACTGACTACGCAGTGGGAGTAAGCAATACCCTGGTTGACCTAGAGCACTTCCTTAACGAACTCGACAATATACGGCCTAAGTAAGCCGTATAGTTATCAACAGGCAATCACTGTACCGCGGTTCAGTAAACCCGTATACTAACTATGGGAGGATAACCAACTAACATATGTTTACAGACTACAAAACGCGCAAAGACCGTATGACCAAGCAGAAGTACCCAAAGACAAAGAAGAAGATACAGGTAGAGAGATGGTACACAGGAAAGATATACTTACACATCCCATTCCTGCCATTCAAGCTCCGCATCAAGTAACCACAGCCCCCTCACGGGGGCTTATGGTATTATAGACACATGGCAGATGTGGGTAGACCTACCGTAATGACTCCTGAGGTCATTCGGAAAATAGAAGAAATCGCAGCGCTTGATGGAACCATAGCAGAGATGGCTCTTTTCGCTGGCATACACCAAGACACAATATATGCACACATGAAGGCTGACCCAGAGTTTTCCGAGCGCATCAAGACACTTAGAGAAACACCAGTATTAAAAGCACGCAGAACCATAGTTGCTTCTCTTGCAGACCCAGTCCACGCTTTCAAATATGTAGAGCGCAAGAAGCGTAAAGAGTTTGGCGCAAACGTAGATGTTCAAAGAGACGACGGCAACAAAGAGGATCTCAGCACTGACTAAGCGTATCCGGTGCATACAAGGAGGAACGTCTGCAAGCAAGACGATAAGTGCTTTACTGTACCTCATAGCCCGGGCACAAATGGATAAAACACCCACACTCACCTCAGTCGTAAGTGAGTCATTCCCACACCTTAAAAGAGGAGCAATGCGCGACTTCCTCTTAATAATGGAACAGCACAACTACTATGACGACAAACGCTGGAACAGAAGCGACTACGTCTACACCTTTGAAACAGGTAGCAAGATAGAGTTCTTCTCAGCCGACCAACCAGGTAAGGTGCGCGGTCCACGCCGAGACAGATTATTCATAAACGAGGCAAACAACGTACCCTATGAAGCCTTTGACCAGCTCGAGGTTCGTACTAAGGAGTTTATTATCATTGACTGGAACCCTGTTGCAGAGTTTTGGGTGTATGACCACGTTATAGGTAAGCGCGACGATGCCGAGCACATCATCCTCACCTACAGAGACAACGAAGCCCTTGATGAGAACATCGTCAAAGCCATAGAGCAACGCAAGAATAATGCCTCCTGGTGGAAGGTATACGGAGAAGGACAGCTTGGCGAGGTAGAAGGCAAGATATATAAGGATTGGGACATTGTTGATGAAATCCCACACCAAGCACGGCTTGAGCGCTTCGGGCTAGACTTCGGCTATTCAAACGACCCCAGCGCAATCGTGGCGATTTACTACTACAACGGTGGCTATATCCTTGACCAAATAACCTACCAGAAGGGTCTTTCAAACAAACAGCTCGCCGACATACTCAACTCACAGGAAATCCGCACCCTCTGTGTAGCTGACAGCGCAGAACCTAAGAGCATAGATGAGATAATGGCCTACGGTGTAAGCATAACCCCGGCAGAGAAGGGACCAGATAGTGTAGAATACGGTATACAGCTCGTGCAAAGCCAGCGCATGAGCATAACAAAGCGCTCAATAGATGTCATACGGGAGTACCGTAACTACCTGTGGAAGACAGATAAAGATGGCAAGATACTGCGGGTTCCTGAACACCAGTTCAGTCATTCCCTAGATGCCGTCAGGTATGCCATGACCAACATGCTGATGACAGAACGTGGCTTTGATCCACTTGATGAGTTCCGCGTGCTACAGAACCGCGCAAGGTCGCAGATTCGATAGTGTATAATATTGACAATGCAAGCATCTATATACGCACAAATACGGAAAGAGAACGAGGACTTTTATAATAGTTCGATAACAGTCGTTCCTGGCTACTCTTTCAACCAGTACGACACGCTCAAACGTGCACACCTATATCTCAACAGCAAGTACGAGAATGGTGGCACCTACCTCAACCGAGAGCTCATCTTCTTCAACATAACAACTGCACCGTGCGAAGTGGCAACAAAGATGCTTAACGTGGACACAAAGAACATACGCTTGTGGCCCATGAACCCAAAGAGCTACTACAGCACCTACTTACTCGAGAGGGAGCTGAAGGTATGGCTCAAGCGGTCTGAGATGGGCAAGTTGCTCAACAAAATGGCCGAAGATGCACCTAAGTATGGCTCATTTGTCATAGAAAAGACCAAGGACGGAGCAGAAGCAGTAGATTTGCGCCGACTTATCCTTGATCCTACCGTAGAGTGCATAGACGACAGTCGTTTTGTGACAACAATCCACTACATGACACCATCTCAGCTACGAGAGACGGGCTGGGACAACGTAGATATTGCAATAGAACGCTTCGGCAGTGCAGAACTCCCGGAGTCATTTGAAGACACAGGTGGCAACGTCAATCAGCTTAGTAGCACGCCATACATCAAGGTATACAAGCGCTATGGTGAGGTTAAGAAGGGCTGGCTTGATGGTAGCGACTCAGATGAAATGGTCCGTGCACTCTTTATTGTTGCTGGCGCAGACGTACAGGAGGTAAACGAGCAGAAGCAAGTAACAGGTGAAGCTGGCATCACACTCTTTAGCTCAAAGTGGCACAAAGAATGGCCGTATAAGGACTATCACTACACAAGGGTTCCTGGTAGATGGCTCGGCATGGGTATCCCTGAGAGCCTTTTCGACATACAGACACGTGTCAATGAGCTCAAGAACGGCAAGCGCATCTCAATGGAACTATCATCCCTGCACCTGTTCCAAACCAAGGACAAGACTGTTGTACGCAATGTACTTACTGACCTACAGAATGGCGACCTCATACGCTCACCATCAGGTATAGAAGCTATAGCTAACGAGGAACGCAACCTCCCGGCATTTAGCCAAGAGGAAGAAAGCTACATGGCACAGGCAGATAAGATTACATTTGCCTATGAAGCCGTGTCAGGACAGTCACTCCCCAGCTCAACTCCCGCAACAAACGCTCTTATCGCCACACAACAGGCAACGAATGTGTTTGCCTTTAAGCGTGAGAACCTCACCCTATTCCTACAGGAGTTCTTCAATGAGCTCGTCCTACCGCAGTTGATGAAAGACCTCACACCCGAACACATCATGCGCTTTACAGGCAATGGACAGGAGCTACTCAAGCTCGACCAGGCAGCATCAGAGATTGTCGCAAGTGACTACATAAAAGACAGGCTCCTCACCGGAGTGTATATAGACCCAGCAGACGTAGAAGCGCTCAAGCAGAAGGCCATAGAGGCTTACCGCAAGAACGGTGAAAACCGCTTCCTCAAGATAAAGGAAGCGTTCTATGATGACGCTGAGTTTGAGTTTGACTTCATCATCGGTAATGAACAGGCAGACCCGAACCTTATGGTGAACAACACCCTTGCCGTCCTCACGCCACTCCTACAGACATATGGCCTACAAGACCCACGCGCAAAGATGCTGTTCTTCAAGTATGCAGAGCAACTCGGTGTCAGCCCCGCAGAAATGGAGCTCGCCGACCAGCAAGCAGAACAAATACAACAGCAAGCTCAACAGGCACAGCTTCAGGCTCCACAGCAACCTAACGCCGCATTACCACAAGCACCTCAACAGCCCACCGTACAGAGACTATGAACGAGAAGCTCTATCAGAAGTTCTTTAGCGACCCGGACTGGGCGCAGGTAGAGGATATGGTTGAGAAGTACATCGAGCCACTAAAGGACATGAATACGCTCGACCTTACCCAACCAGCAGAACACCTGAAAGCAGAAGTCGTTGGTAGGGTGCTTGCCTACAACAAACTCGCAGACTTCCTTAATGACACCGGCATCGTACAGCGCAAGATAGAGAAGATAAAGAACCCATTTAGATAACAACGCGGTTATCGTTCCGCTTAAAAACGAACCTAACGGACATCGCCCCGTTTTAATGGCGAATAACCCACATCATCATGGACACTGATGACACACAGGAAATCCAACCTGAACAAACGGATGAGTTAGTTGAGGTTACAGAAACCACAACAGAAGATAAAGACTGGCGAGCTGAGGCTTTGAAATACAAAGCAATGGCTCACAAGTACAAACAGCGTGCTACTGAACCAAAAGCACAAGAAGCGGTGGCAAGACCGCAAGAGAGTATAGATGAGAAGATATGGGAAGTAGCTGACATGATCCGTCAGGGGTACACCAAAGCCGATGCTGAGTTCATACAACGCAACGGTGGTAAGAAAGCCCTAGAAGACGCAAACTCCTACGTAGCTGTTGCCATGCGCACAGTGCATGAACAGAGACGTGCCGAGGAAGCATCATCAGCCGTAAACTCCACCCAAGGACAAACCGAAGTGGAGCGTAAATACACCCCAGAACAGCTTAAAAATATGTCTGTTGCGGATTTAGAAAAGATATTGCCACACGCTGACCCTTATTAGGATTAGCAAATATTAGTTCATGGCAACTACAACCTTTGCTCAAGGCGCAAACCCAGGTCTAACGAGTCCAATGCAGATTTTTTACGACCGAGTATTCCTTGAGCGTGCTAAGACAGAGCTTCGCCACGATTTCGGCGCACAGGTAAAGAACATTCCGCTTAACAGTGGAAAGACCGTGTATTTCACACGTTTCTCACCTCTCGCCCTCGCAACGACAGCTCTCTCTGAAGCAGCAAACCCTTCGGCAGTCGATATGACGGCAGCAACTGTATCAGCGGTACTCGCAGATTACGGTGCATACACTACTGTAGGTTCCCTCTACTCACTTACAACCATCGAGGATGGTCTTCGTGAGCATGTGGAAATCCACGGTCAGAACGCCGGCGAAACGATTGACCGACTTATCCGCACCGAGCTTGCAACAGGCGCAACGAATCTTCTTGTATCCACCTCAACAGGTGGCGCAGCAGGTTCAACGACTGCTGTATCAACCATTCACACCTCCGACACCCTTACGGGCCTCGAAGTTCGTCGTGTGGTTCGCTCACTTAAAGTAGCCAAGGCTCCAAAGTTTGAGAATGGAATGTACCGAGCAATCGTCGGTCCTCACACAGCAATGGACCTCATGGGTAACTCTGAGTGGCTCGATGCACACCGCTACACTAACGCTGATGCAATCATGCGTGGTGTTATCGGCAAGCTCCACGGTGTTGAGTTTGTTGAAACCAATGACCAGCTCTACACGCTGACCGCTGGCTTCTCAACGAGCGCAACTAACGTGGCAAACGTCTACAGCAACTTCTTCTTCGGAAAGGAAGCTTACGGCGTTATCAACCTCGGTTCAATCCGCGCACCTAAGGTGTACGTCAAGAACCCGGGCGCTAACAGCACTGACAACCCTATCGACCAATTCTCGACAGTTGGTTGGAAGATGCCGTTCGTAGCAAAGACCCTCAATAGCAACTGGCTCATTAACTTGAAGACAGGAGCAACTGACGGATTCTCTACTGCGTAGCAGTCCCCCGCTTGGGGGGCATTACCAAGATTGTTTGGCTTCCCTACCTCTTTGGGGGAGCCAACAAAGAGGAAGCAATCATGCAAATCTCACAATTCGTCTATAAAGACTGTCCCATTGAGTTGACAGTCAACAACGGCTTCATAGCGTACACGTTTGTATACAACGGCAAAAGCTACGGAGTCAAAAATAAGGTAGAATCTAAGAAGACACTGAACATCGCTTCAGTAGCCTTTAACTTAGCAATTAACGCCATAGAGACATATGAAAACCTCAGACTTCGAGAAGGAGCTGAAGACGCTGGACCCGCGACTAGCGATAGTACCAAACCCGAATAGGGCTGGACTGTCCAACATTAAACTTGATGGCAGGGATGTGTGCCCGGTGCCGACAGACGACATCAGGGAAGAACAAGACCCGAATTATACCTACTCATTCCCCAATGGAATGATTGCCCCGCACAATAGTCGCACCGCGGCACTAGACAAGGTACACCACGTCCTGAACTACATTAAGACAGAAGAAGGACGCGAGGTATTCTTCTCTTAGTATGAAGGTGCTTTTGACCGGGGTGGCGGGCTTCATGGGTTCCCATGTTCTTCAAGAGATATTAACGAACACAGACCTAGACGTTGTTGGTGTCGCAGCATGGACACACAAGGGCACACCAGAACGCATTGAAGAAGTGCTCAGGGGTAATCCTGCGTGGAAAGACCGCGTGGAGATAATAACCCACGACCTATCGGCTCCATTCACAGAGACAACCAAGAAGCGTATCGGCATCGTAGACTTCATCATCAACGTAGCGAGTGAAAGCCACGTAGACAGAAGCATTACCGACCCTGTGCCGTTTGTGATGAACAACGTGGCACTTATGCTTAACATGCTCGAGTTCGCCCGTGAGGTGAAGCCAATAACCTTCATGCAGATAAGCACCGATGAAGTATATGGCCCTGCACCTGACGGTGTAAATCACAAGGAATGGGCAACAATACTCCCCAGCAATCCCTACAGCGCATCTAAGGCGTGTCAGGAGGCAATCTGCGTATCATACTGGCGCACATACGGTGTGCCTGTGATTATTACCAATACAATGAATCTTTTTGGAGAGATGCAAGATGCCGAGAAGTACACGGCACAACTCATTAAGAAGATTAGTGCCGGCGAGGAAGTAACAGTGCACGGTAAGCCCGGCGCAGTTGGCTCACGCTACTACCTACACGCACGTAACCAAGCCAACGCACTGCTGTACATCATGCAGAACGTAGCCCCAGCAGAATACTCAGATGGTACTGGTGTGGACAGACCGACACGATTCAACATCGTTGGCGACCAGGAGTTAGACAACCTCGCACTTGCTGAGAAGGTTGCAGGGATAATAGGCAAGCCACTTAAATACAAGTTTGTTGACCATCATGCGACTCGGCCAGGTCACGATCGCCGTTATGCACTTGATGGTACAAAGCTCAAGGAGTTAGGCTGGAAAGCACCCCGCGACCTTGATGAATCACTCAAGAAGTACATAGACTGGTATCACGACCACCCACTATGGCAATAAAGCTGTTCCAGCCATTCGTATCAGATGAAGCCCGCGAGAACGTACAGCGTGTGCTTCAGTCTGGTCAATTAGCAGAAGGGGAAGAAGTAAAACTATTTGAGCATGAGTTTCAAACAAAGTTTCATTTACCGAACGCTGTGTCACTTAACAGCGGAACTAGCGCGCTTGAGTTGGCGTATGAGCTCGCAGGAATACGGGAGGGTGACGAGGTTATCACTCCGGTTCTCACGTGTACTGCTACGAATCTCCCGTTGGTTAGGAGAAAGGCTCGCATCGTATTCGCTGACATCGACGAAGACCTCAACATCTCCGTTGAAGACGTCAAAAGGAAAATCACCCCGAAGACCAAAGCAATCGTCTTCGTACACTTCGGAGGTAACAACCGTGGACTTGAAGAACTATTGGGTCTGGGATTACCAGTCATCGAAGATGCTGCACAAGCAGTGGGAAGCGATTACTGGGGCGTCAGCGACTACACCGCAGTCAGTCTCCAAGCCATCAAAACCCTCACGAGTGGTGACGGTGGATTTCTTATCACCAAAGACCACGAGCAAGGCAACAAAGCCCGCAGGCTTCGCTGGTTCGGTTACGACAGAGACCTCAAGCACAAGCTAGGAGACACAGACCTTACCGAAGCGGGGTATAAGTACCACATGAACAACATCAACGCCGCGATAGGGCGTGGTAACTTACTGCACATAGATGAACTCGTGAATCACCGCAAGGAGCTCGGCGACATCTACTACAGCTACGGCTTATTCAGCCACATATGGCTCGCAGGAGGCTTCACCGACCACTACCAAGAGCTCAAACAGAAGATGGCAGACAACGGTATAGAGATAGGCCAGCACCACTACAGAAATGACAAGTACAGCATCTTCAAGCAATACAAGACGGATTGCCCCGTAATGGATAAGTTAGAAAACACATACTTCTTTGTACCACTCCACCACGGAGTAACGAAGGAACAGGCACATAACATAGCTTCACTATGCATCTAAACAACAGGAAGTGGCTAGAGGACTTACGCACAACGTACCCAAAGAGCTTCAGCAACTGCTCCGTACTAGAGATAGGTTCACAGGACGTAAACGGGTCAATACGGGATTACTTTACTGACTGTGAGTATGTAGGTGTGGACCGTGTAGCCGGAAATGGGGTAGACATTGTTGCGAACGCCACTGAAACGCAGTTCAGTACTAAGTTCGACACCATTGCCATGTTCTCAGTGTTTGAGCACGACCTAACGTGGCAGGAAACCATTAAACATAACCTGCAATGGCTCAAGGATGACGGAGTGATGTTTATATGCTTCGGTGCTGAGGGTAACTTGCCTCACATGAAGATATGGCAAGCGGTACCTCACCAGGAGTTTCTCGACTACTGTGCCAGTGTAGGACTTCGCGTCCTAGACGCCTTCTTTGAGGAAGACCGCTATGGGAAAGGTGATAGTGGCGTATACAACGCAGTACTTACTAGGGCATAAAACATATATGCCCAATAGCCTCGGTAAAGTAATCGTCGTCAGTGATGGGTTGGTGCGGGAGCACAGACCAGAGGCAAACTTTCCCCACCACCCTCAACTCAAGACAACCACGTTTCAACTGATGAAGCTGTGGGAGTTGATACTACACCTCGAGAGGACAATAGACGGTGGTGTTGAGTTTGACACGGTCATCGTCTGTAACGGCCCGTGGGCATATGCTTGGTGGAAGAAGTACGACGCAACACAAACCAAGAATGGTAGGTTTAACATACTCGACAGGGAGAATGTGGGCGGGAGCTTTGGTGGCTACAACTATGCCTACAAACACACTACGCATGACGGGTTCATATTCACTGAGGAAGACATCCTTATCTTTGGCGACCAGTACTACAAGAAGATACTCGATGCGTTTACGGGTGACGTTGGGTTTGTTGGTCTTGTTGGCATTTCACGGTATGAGCAATACCCCACACATTGTCATGGCGGGGTTGGATACACAACGAGGGAGGTACTGAACAGCGTTGCAGTAGATGGAAACCTGTCCTACCACGAGGGCACAACCCAGCGCAACATAATCCTAGAAGGTGAGATACCGTTCACCAACAACATCGTGAAGACCGGCAGAACACTCACCACTGTAGATAACTACATACGCAGATGGGACATCAGAAACATGTGCTATCCATTTGCAATGTTCACGCCCGACACGTATGCAGACCTAGGAATTGAGTGGTATTATCCATGAAGTTCACTAAACACATTGGTGGCGAGGTCATAAGCTCACTTGAGATGTACTGTGTGCACTTACCGTCGAGGTATGTGTGCGTGATTGAGGAGGTGTGGACACGCGAAGACCACCGCAAGCACGGCTACGCAACAGAACTCATCAACAAGGCATTAAAGGAAGCACGTGATAGGGGTGCAGACTGCGTTGAGTTGACCGTCCGACAGGACAAGCCACACATTAAAGCCTTCTATGAATCATTTGGCTTTACCGATAGGCTCAATACCGCAATGCGCCTCACATTAAAAGAAATGAAACCTTGGAATAAGATATGAAACTAAACCTTGGCTGTGGTAGGGATAAACGCGAGGGCTATATAAACGCCGACATATCAAGTGATGTAGGCCCGGACCTAGTTCTCAACGTACTAGACGGTATCCCGTTTGAAGACAATTCCTTTGACGAGGTGGTGGCGCAGAATGTTTTAACCCAGATAGAACGTGGCGCAGACTTCATCTTTGTGATGAACGAACTGCACCGAGTTACAAAAGGCACTATACTGATACGAGTACCGAATGCCGAAGACATCTGTGCATGGCAGGATCCGCTAGATTGTAGACGGTTCACCGACCAGAGCTTCACCTACATGGAACACGGCCACAGGCGGTATGAGCAGTACGGAAAATCGTATGGTTTCAAGCCCTTTAAGGTTTCTTTATTAGAGAATAATGGTCGCCAAATGACCTTTGAACTATGCCCAATAAAAGACTAGCAGTCGTGGCGTCGGGCTGGCATTTTCCAAGCCAGTTTTACGAGATGATGCTGAAGCAGAGGCGTGCCGAAGGATGGGACTATGAGTTCTTCTGTATATCACACCGCGACCCAAAACACGCCAAGAAAGAGAAGAAGGGTAGGGAGTTCACAGGCGATCGTGCAGACCTAGACAAGAGACTCTACGAACGCATCATCACTAAGAAGGAAATAGAGGCACTTGGTTGGACGTATGAGGAACACCCAAACACTATAGGTGATTGGGGTAACTCAAATCAGTGGCTTGCCGGGCATAACTATAAAGACTATGACCTGTTCCTCTTTACCCATGACGACAACCTCATACTAAACGACAAGTGGCTTCGAGATGTTATTGAGGATGATTCATTCGGTCAGTGGGAGATACTTGCAAACTCACTTGGTATGCCTAAAGGGAACCTGCGCGGTTCGTGCGAGTTCTTCACACGTTCCGTACTTGAGAAGATGGGTGGGAAGTTTGACCTATCGGACACAACGCTTACCCGTGAGGGAGAAACAACCGCTGGTGAGGGTACAGAGGAGCTCTATGACTGGAACTCCACGGTATACCCAATGGCACGATTCATTGAGGCGAATAACATCCTTGTTGGCTTCATGTCACCAAGCTATCGCGTCAGTGCGTACTGCATAGAGGGTGAACGTGGCTACATCGGGAACACGCACGGCATAAACACCGCAGAGGAAGACGATGGACTCAAGGTACTACGCGAAGCGCACCTCCTATGATAACCGTCGTTACAGCAGTGACGGGCGGTAAGGATGACTTGCGCCACGACCAGAACAAGGGAAGTGCGAAGTGGCTTGCGTTCACTGAACACCAGTTCAGTAGCAAGACATGGGAACACCGCCCCGTGCACGATAGGTTCAAGAGTGAGCGTCGAAACTCGCGCATCCACAAAATGCTCATACACCAGTACGTAGACACCAAGTACAGCATATGGATGGACGCAAACCTAAAACTACTCATCACACCAGAAGAAGTCGTCGAGCGTTACCTACAGGATAGTGACATTGCCGTGTTCAAGCACCCAAATAGGGATTGCCTATACGACGAAGCGATTATCTGTGCCAAGAACAGACTTGACGACCCTGAAGTGATTATTGAGCAGGTGAAGGGCTACGAAGACTCCGGGTATGGGAAACATCGTGGACTTGCTGAGTGTAGCTTCATTATTCGTAGGCATAACGCCCGTACAGAGGCGTTTAACAATGCATGGTGGGCAGAATACTGCCGTCACAGTGTACGTGACCAGATTTCTTTTCCCTACGCAATCAACAAAGCTGGAATTGAGGTACACTACATAGACCAACCGTGGACTGACCTTGTTGCAGAAGCCTACCGTGGCGATGTGATACACGCAGTTCCGCACTTAACCCCACGCATTGAGGCATGACTAAGATACTCGCGGCGTTCACCGATTACGGACACACACCAGAACGTAAGGTAAAGAACACCTATGGTGGCATAGGCTATTACCGCATCATCAAACCAATGGAACAACTCGCCAAGTTCCATGATGTTCGTGTCGTCGGGCAGGAGATAACTGCCTACGGTAGCAATATAGAAGAACAGTGGGACAACATCTTCAAGGAGTTTGATGTGTTTTGGACTGGCTACTTTGCTGATCCACACGCAGCAGGAGCTATTTTTTACTATGCACAGAAGCACGGCAAGAAGGTTATCATCGACATAGACGACAATTACCTTGATATACCCGAGAGCAACCAGCTCTATGACCGCTTTAAGCACACCAAACACGAACGAGCCTACCTTTCTGCGACACTTTCCCTCGCTGATGCCATCTCAGTAAGCACAATTCCACTGAAAAACCGCCTCGATGCACATTTTAAGGAGCGTCACGGGCTCAATAAGACGTTTATACACGTTCCAAACATGAATGACGTGGCTGATTGGGCAGAAACCCCCATACAACTACCGAAAGACAGGTTTACGATAGGGTATTCAGGCTCAAACTCGCACAAAGACGACTTTGACATGGTTATAGAGCCCATTTTAGAGATAATGCGTAAGTATGACCACGTATGGTTCGAGGTATTGGGACTTTTAAGCATGAAAGACCTCGTAAAACACATCGGCACACACCTCAAGACCGGAGACGATGACTTACTGCTCAGAATGGCCCTTGTTGGTGCAACACCGACGTTTAGAGAGTACCCCAAGTGGCTTTCAGAGCGTCCGTGGCACGTAGGCATTGCACCGCTTGTAGATACACAGTTCACCCGTGCCAAATCACACATTAAATGGATGGAGTACTCAATGTTTGAAATACCCACCATTGCAAGCAACGTCTACCCCTACTCCATGCCTGTGCGGGGTGTAGAAACCATCACTGACGGCAAGACTGGTGCCTTATGCAATAAGAATGACTGGTACGAAACACTTGAAGATGCCGTTCTTCACCACGACAGGTATAAGAAAATGGCACAACAGGCAAAGCAACACATCACGCAAAACTGGCAGTACAACAACAGCACCCTCGGTGAAGATATAGCGAAGTCATTAAACGCCATAGTGTATAATAGTGGCAATGACGTTCACACAAATACTAGCGGAGGCGCGACGACTGGTTAAAGCAGACTCCACCTCTTTCACAACTGCTGACATCACGGTAAGTGCTAACAACGCTCAAGACCGTGTTGTAGCCCTTATTAGAGAAGCTGAAGGACGATGGCAGTGGGATGATGGAAACCAGACAGATTTACCTATCGCCACGACACCGCTTGTTGCAAACCAACAGGATTACACCCTTGACCTCACGCACCTAGAACTTGAACGTCTCGAACGTAAGGATTCCGATGGTTATTGGGCACAGCTCATGCCGATTGACCCAGCAGACCTCTACCAACAGTCAGAAACGTCATTTTTGATGACTGCAGGTGTCCCGGCCTACTACGACAAGGTTGGAAGCACCGTCAAACTATACCCAAAACCAGATTACTCACAGGACGCAAGCCTCAAGGCCTACTACAAACGCGGTCCTGAATACTTCCTTGTTAGCGACACAACAAAAGCTCCGGGCTTCGCCTCACTATTTCACCGCATCTTACCTCTCTATGCGGCCTACGACTTCGCGCTCATAAACCAACTGCCTATCATGGATGACTTGGAGAAGGAGATATTCAAGCTGGAAAACGGAGTTGTGGACCACTATGCCCGCCGTGACAGGGATGACAAGCTACAGTTACGAACCAATGTCCATAACTATCGCTAATATGTACGCAAACGCAGGAAGCTCAACAGACACGAAAGACGCAAATAAACAGGCACGCAATGATGCGCTTGCGTTAAGTGCCGAAGTTGAGGCTCGTCTTGCAAAACTTGAAGCCCAACTAGAACGTGTGGAGAAACAGGGCATCGTTGTCGTAGGAACGTGGGATGGAACGAACATTCCCATTACTATCCAAGGAACAAGACGTAAAATAGCAACAGTAGCACCATGATGAAACTACCCGCAAGAGAAGATGGCAGATGGACTGTCCAGCACGCTAACAACAAAGTCCCTGACATTATAGCGAATAGAAACCTCGTCTTTGATAAGGAGGGGTATATTCGTTTGAGTAAGCCAACCGTTAGTTTCTTGAGTGATGCCGATGACGCTGACTTTGGTGTACCAATACTCTACAACTCACCAGGGGCGGGAATCTTTGACGTATGCACTGATGAGGGCATTTTTAACCTCGACATGCGGAACGAGTCACTCTCATACTGCGGCGGGTACATGAACTGCGTACAGACCTCATCTACAGGAGCACCAGTAAACAGCTCATCCCATAAAGAAAAGGCGGGGGCAATCATCTTTGATGACGACATTTGGTACTTCACCTACGAAGACCTCTACACTCGTTCAACGGGCGGGTGGGCTAATACTTGGACTGACCGCGGCATCAGCGCATCCATTGGTACGTCTGTTCATGCCGCTTGTAGTTTTCTTTCAACCGTCAATGTTGCAGTTACTGACGGAAGTGAGGTTGAACAGGTAACAGGGGCCTTTGGAGTAACCACACCGAAGCTAACCATACCGACAGGAATCGAGGCACGGGGACTTGCATGGAATAATGGGTACATAGGAATCACGACGCACGATACTGCAAACGCAGGGAATGGCGCGTTCTTCGTCTGGGATGGCAAGACCACCAGTGCAAACTATTCCTACTACATAGGAGCCTCAACATGTGTATCACCAACACCCTACAAGGGTTCATTCCTTTTCATAAATGGTACAGGGCAACTAATGTACTGGACACCACAGGGACTTGAGGAGGTTGCAGCGTTCCCTTGCTACTACACAGACAGCCTCATGTTTTTAGGTGAGCAAAACGTAAACAAGAGCTGTTCATCTACAACAATGGGAACACTGGCGCTCTTTAACGTGGACAGTACGCTCACAGGAAGAACCAACAGGGGTGAGCTCTTCCTAGCAGAACAGCCAGCGGGTATATGGTGCTACGATGAAAATGTGGGCCTCTATCACCGCCACGCAACAACAGCAACAAAGATTGTCGTTGATGTCATACCAACAACAGATGTAAACACAACAACTGACAGGATTACTGTCACCACAGGATACGAAACGGGTACTCCTGTGCGGTATTCAAACGCAGACGGCACAACCCTTGCTGGATTAACTGATGACGGACTCTACTACACGATTAAGATAGACGCAACGACAATAAAACTCGCAACTTCATACAACAACGCCATTGCAGGCACAGCCGTAGACCTTACTGGCACAGGAGGAAGCAACCAGACACTTCAGTTCTATCTCAAGACCGACTTCGGACAGTCATATGCTTCGGGCGCACAGGGGGTAGTATCTGTGGACGAAACTGGTCGCGGTTCAACTGTTGGTATATACTACCAGGACATCTTCTACGGTGCAAACGTCGCAAAGACGGGAACGACTGAATATGACTGCGGTGGATTCGTTCTCAAAGACACCGAGAATAGAGGATATTTCATCACAAGTAAGTTCCAAAGCCGACAACTTCAAGACGACTGGCAGAAGCTCTACATAAAGCACAGTAGTCTCGTAACAGGTCTTGATAAGATTGTTATTAAGTACAGAACTGGTGTAAACGAAGAACCCATCGTGCGTGTTACCGACCTCTCGGGCACGATAACTTGGACCGACAGCAATACGTTCACCACAACGGATACACAGTGGGCAAATGTTCTCGCTGGGGATGAGGTTGAGGTTGTCCAGGGCACCGGAGCTGGGTATCTTGCACACGTTTCCAGCATCACCGAGTCAACAGGAACATACACTGTCAACATAGACGAGGACATTAAGAACCTCACTGCAAGCGATACAGGACGTGCAGTTGTATCCCGATGGACAAAACTCGGCACCCTAGACGCTACAACACCACAGAACAACGACGGCTACAGTGAGCTTCTTATCGCACAACGGTCTAAGTCAATACAGTTTAAGGTAGAATTAAGAGGTGAGGACATTGAAATAGAGGAATTATTAGTGGCACACACGCCAATTAAATTAGCAATCTAGTATGGCATATACATTCACGGACGTAATGGGAACGGGACTACTGAAGTCGGCACAGGCGATGACCTCCCCGCAGCCAGTCGCTCCCACACCTGTCAGCGCACCCTCGGTCACACAAGCCGTACAGAAGGCAACAAGCGTGCCCACAGATTCCTCTAAACTCGGCGTCACAGCCCCGACACCTGTAGTGCCGACCTCAAACGCACAGCAAAACCTTGCAACAGCAAACGCAGCAACGGCGGAACAGATAAAGCTCTCACAGGCAGATCAGGCACAAGCAGACGCACTTGCACAGGAGGAAATACAGGCAGAAAAGAAAGGAGGTACCTTACAGGGTATCGCCAGAGATGTGCTTGGACTCAACACGCAACTTCAGGACAAGGGAAGACGCACCGCAGAGATACAGATGCAGGAAGGCGTCCTTGATAACAAGGGACAAGTTCGTGACATCAACAACCAGATACTCGCTACACGACAAGCATTTGAAGACCAGATGACAGCGGCACGCAAGAACCTACAGGGTAAATCATGGGGTGCAAACGATGCGAAACTTAATGAAATGCAGACGGAGCAGAACAGCAAACTCGCACGGCTCTCAATCGACTCTCTTGTTGCAGAAGGTAAGTACAACCTCGCTCTTGAGCGTGCACAGATGCTTGTTGACGCTGAGTTTCAGCCTATTGAAGCACAACTCGCCACACAGAAGATGTACTTTGAAATGATGCGCGACGACCTTACTGCAAGCGAGAAGATGCAAGCCGAGGCTGACATTAAGGCAAAGGAATCTCAACTCGCATTTGACCGTGAGAAGGAAATGACCCTATGGAACCAGAAGATACGACAGAATGACCCGCTGTACCAAGCACAGCTTGAAGAAGCTCGCACAAAAACTACCCCAGCCCCAGAGGTTAAAAGCATCAACGGCGTAGATATGCAATGGAACCCGGCGACAAAATCATGGGATGCAATAGCTGGTGGTGACACGAAGAAGCAGAACAAGAACCTAACAACAGTCAATGACATCAACTTGTTGTTGAACGACAAGAACTTTGACACAACATTCGGTCTTACTAACATTGTCGGTCGCAACATATCAACGAATCCATCCTATGTGGTTGCACAAAATGTGGCCAATCTAAAGGCTAGTCTTGCACTTGCTGCAAGAGGTGAGTTGAAGGGTCAGGGTGCTGTCTCAGACTTTGAAGGTAAACTGCTCGAGAAAGCGCAAACGTCATTGACCCTGAACATGAACGCAACACAGGCACGTCGCGAGTTGCTACAGGTTCGTGGTGCAATAATGACATCATCGGGCCTCTCTGCCCCAGTAAAGGTGTTGTCACCAGACGGGCAGGTACGATATGGAGTGCTTGATTCGTCTGGCATAACCAGTGCTATAGAACAGGGTTACACGATAGAATACAATTAACATGGCTTTTGACTTTAACAAACTCAGCGCCTCCCCAGTTGGTGTTAGTGGCGAAGCAATAAGTGATACCTTCGACTTCAACTCCCTCAGTGAGACACCTGAAGGGGTGGCAACTCAAGCTGGTGTTGAAACTCCGGGGTATCTATCACGGGTAGCCTCTGATTTCGGAAGGATTGCAGGAGAGGTAAAACAGGCAGTGGAGACAGGCGCAGAGTCTTTTGGGCAACAACGTGACATAACTGATGTATCGGGCACCTTAGGTGCAACAAAGGATTTGGCTCGTGCTGGACTGCGTACTGTAGGAGGAGTCGCACAGGGCGCTTTCACGCCAATCTTTGAAGCTCCGGGAGTCAAACAGGCAGTCGAGGGTGCGGTCGGCTTCGTTACAAAGCAAAGACCATACCTTGCTATTCAGAACCTAGTACCTGACAGTCTTGTGCCGA